ACCTGAATATAGCTCCTTACTACGACGATTTTGATCAGAGTAAGGGCTTCCTAAAAGTACTGTTCAAGCCTGGTTACCCAGTACAGGCAAGAGAACTTACTACGCTTCAGAGTGTACTGCAAAATCAAATTGACACGTTTGGTACAGGTGTCTATAAAGAAGGTTCTATGGTGGTTCCTGGTGGGATTACACTGAACAATGATGTGCCTTGTGTCATAATACAGAATACTTACCTTAATCTTGACGTAGAATTATACAGAGCTGCTCTTGATGGGTTAGTTATTAAAGGATCTACCTCAGGTGTACGTGCTCGTGTATTATTTTCTATTAGTGCCACTACTTCAACTAGAAATAATATCACATTTTACATAAATTATCTCCAGAAAGCGACTGATAATACAACTACTACGTTCTCAGACGGTGAAACCTTCACTTGTGAGAGTGATATCACTTATGCTTCAACAACGATTGCTGCTGGAACTCCAATCGCACAATTATTAAACTCAAATTCTAGTAGTAGAGGTTCTACAGCGAGTGTAGGTGCAGGAACTTACTATGTTAGAGGATATTTTGTTCCCGTAAACGAACAAACTCTTATTTTAGACCAGTATGGCATCACACCATCATATAAAGTTGGTCTAAAAGTAGAAGAAAGAATTATTACTGCTGATGAAGACGCAACTCTCTACGATAATGCGATCGGTAGTACCAATTTCTCAGCACCAGGTGCCGATAGATTTAAAATTAATCTAACTTTAATCAAAAAACAGACCACAGATCCCAACTCTGCTGACTTTATTGAACTTTTAAGGACTGATGTTGGTAAAATACAGAAGAAAGTAGAACGTAGTACACTAGGATTCATTAATGATGTACTTGCTACCAGAACTAAAGAGGAGTCTGGTAACTATTATGTCAAGAAATTCAATATAGACGTAAGAGAAAACCTTGATGATGGGTTTAACAACGGTGTATTTTTACCAGGAACTAACACTAGTGATGGTAATGCTCCATCTGAAGAAAATATTGCAGTTCAATTATCTGGTGGTGCTGCATATATTTCTGGTTACAGAACAGAAAGACTGTCCACATCATATAAAGATGTAGAAAAACCAAGAACTTTTGATACAGTAACTAACCAATCTCTTACATCTGATTTTGGTAACTATGTCTTTATGACTAATCAGCATCAAGCACCTACCATATATGAGGTGATTGAACTAAGAGATACAGTTACTACGACACCTGGTACTCCTGCAGGTACTGTTATTGGTAAAGCAAGAGCATTAAACTTCTATCATGAGTCTGGTGCATTCAATACTCAGGAAACAGTTTATAGAACATACCTTTCAGATACACAACTATTCACTAAGATCACTCTTACAGGTAGTGGAACTTGGACAAATGGTAGAAAGGTATTTGGTACAACATCAGGTGCTACAGGTTTCTGTCAATCAGGTTCAGGTACTACTGGTTATCTTTATCAGACTAATGGTACATTTTTACCAGGTGAGGTATTGAAAGTTAATAACAGTGCTGGTAATACTCATGGTACTATTGCATCTGGAGGAGTTACGAAATATAACTTTACTGATGTAAAATCATATGCATTTTCATCTGGTGGTGGTACTGCTGATGCACTTATGGATGTTAGAGTTGCATTACCTGGCTCAGGTCCTATTATCTCTGCTCAGAGTGGATCTGGTACATCTCAAACTGCTACAGTTACATCAACACTATCTAACTTTGACACTCAGTTGAAGGTGGGTGACATTGTTGAATTCTCAAACAATGGTATAGCACATAGGTGTGCAGTTACTGGTATTACTGGATCTAATGTATTCACAGTTCAGAAAGCAACAGCTGGTGCAGGTAATATGGCAAATGGTGCTATCAATGGTAGTGTTATTAGGTCTAGACCAGAAATTAAAGAAGCATCTAAGAAAAAACTCCTTACTCCATTAGGATTTGAAGCATTAAAGAATACAAATAACAATAATAGTCAGAACCCTGCAGGATATTTCAGAATGACTGTACCAGGTATATCTGTATCAGGTGGAAATGCTACAGTTGACGTTGGTTCAGGTCTATTAATAAAGAATGCTGATGCTATTGATGATTTTGCTGTCAGTGTGACATCTGGTACAGGTGATGGTGATATATTAAGAGAAGGTGACTTTACCACAGGTAACCCATCGGTCAACACACAGTCTGTTGCTTTAGGTGGTTTATGTGGCGGTGGTTCTGGTACTATTGATGTTACTGTAACAGTATACAGTTCTAATAGATCTGCTAAGGCAAAGACTACTGAAAGGATGAAACTCCTTAAATTGGATAAGACAACAGTATCTGGTAGTCCAAATGGTCTAACAACTGCTAGTGTTGGTAATGGATACAGAGTAGATGATGATCGTATATCCTTAGGTACTGCTGATGTATTCAAGATTAAGGGAGTATTTGAATCCACAAACGATCAAGATCCCGAACTTCCTCAATTTACATATACTAACTTACTAGGTACTCTAGCAGTAGATGATGTTATTACAGGAGATACCTCAGGTTCTAGAGCAAGAATTATTTCTACCACAAGTAATATCGTATACTTCATCCCAGTAGATGATGATGTATTCACTAATGGTGAGACAATCACTGCACCAAATGCTACTTTAAAGATAACACAGAAAGGACTTCGTTTAGGTGCTAATAATATAACTGAAGCTTTTGATCTTGATGATGGTCAGAGAGATCAGTATTATGATTATTCAACTATTGTAAGAAAACCAGGTTATACAGCACCAACACGTAGACTATTCGTAGTATATGATCGTTTCCTTACTACATCAGGAATCAACCCATATACAGTAGATTCATATCCTTCATCTGAATATAAGATTATCCCAGATTATGATGATGGTAATCTTAGAGATGTTATTGACTTTAGACCAATAGTTGCTGAACAATTGGCTGGTGCAGGTTCTGTTGCTTCTCCATGGACATTAAGTGCTACTAAGTATCTTGATTTCGATAATAGAGCATTTACTGGCAACTTAACTGGTATTCCTGGTATTGGAGATACTACTATTATTAGTTTACAGCACTACCTTGGAAGGATTGATAAGGTCTTTATGAACAAGGATAATGTTGTTCAGGTAGTTAAAGGTGCACCTGCTACCAATCCAGCTCCTCCTGATGACATTGATGATGCAATGTTACTAGCAACATTGACATATCAACCATACGTATTTGATGTTGAGGCAGATGTAGCCATAGTAGAGACTAACTTTAAGAGATATACATTCAGGGACATTCAGGTTCTTGAGGATAGAATTAAGACATTAGAATACTATACACAGTTATCACTACTTGAAGGTGAGACTGCAGGTATGGAAATCAGAGATGCTAGTGGTCTTAGCAGATATAAAAATGGTTTCATCGTAGATAACTTTGCAAGTCTTGCTACTAGTGATACATTGCATCCTGACTATAGAGTTTCTCTTGACTTTGAAGAAGGTCAAATGAGACCTGCTCACTATACAACTCAGGTTCCATTGAGTTATGGAACAAGTAGTGTAAATGTACAGCAGACTGATGATATAGTCACACTTCCATATACTGATGCTGTTTTAATTGACCAACCATATGCTTCTGCTGTGGAAAACGTTAACCCATTTAACGTCTTTACATATGTGGGTGATGTTGTTTTATATCCTGAGAATGATAACTGGGTAGATACTAAATCTCTCAACCCAATCAAAGGACCTACTGTGGAAGGTAACTTCATGACCACAGTAAGAGAATATAATGCAGATCAAAATGGTTTCTCTCCTATTCATTGGAACGCATGGAAGACTACATGGACAGGTACTTCTGTAAACAGAGATGTTGGTGCATGGAGATCAAGTCAAAAGGGTAGAAGAAGAGACAGAACTATTACAACTACCACAACAACAACTACTAAACAAACAAGAAGTGGTATTAGGTACAGAGTTACTCCTGTTATTGAACAGCAGTCACTTGGTAGTAGAGTTGTTTCTGTTGAGCATATTCAGTTTATGCGTTCTAGAAACATTGAGTTTAGTTGTGAGAAGTTAAAGCCAAGAACTAAGTTCTACGCATTCTTTGATGGCATCACACTTCCTAAGAAACTAATCACTCCTAAGATAATGGGATTGGTTAAGGATCCATCTACTGATGCACAGACAAACAGTATTCCATTCCAAATTGGTGAAACAATCCATGTTACTAAAGGAAATGGTAAGTTTAGATTTAAGGGTAGAGTTGCAGCTCCTAATGAAGGTTATGCAATTAACCCATTAGACGGTACAGATATTACTTCTATATCTGATTATAAGTCTAACCTAGGATTTATTAATATTGATACCAAGGCACTTGCTGATCAAGTAAAAGGAACATATTATGGTTCTCCTAAGATCAATGATTATATTGTTGGTGAAACATCTGGTGCTATTGCTAAGATTAGTAATAAAGACTTAGTTACTGACAAGAAGGGTAAATTAAGAGGATCATTCTTTATTGACCAACCTAATGTTGACGGTAACATCAAATTTAAGACTGGTACTAAATTATTCAGATTGAGTGATACTGATAATGATAGTAAGGTAGTTGGTATCTCAGATAGTAGTGGTGAAGCAGAATTTAGTTCATCAGGTTTATTAGAGACAACTCAGGAAACAATCATCTCAGTTAGAAATGCTAGGGTGACATCTGAGGATATGAAGGATGCTAGAACTTTGACTAGTTCTAGTACATCAACTGCGGAAGAGACTAGATGGGCAGACCCACTTGCACAAACCTTCCTAGTTGAGGACTCAGTTCTTGAGGGTGGTGTATTCTTAACTAAGATTGATATATTCTTCTTCCAAAAAGATGAAGAGATCCCTGTTGCATTGGATGTAAGAACAGTTGAAAATGGAACTCCAACACAGGATATACTTCCATTCTCTAAGGTAGTTAAAGATCCTGAGGATGTATTCATATCTGCTGATGCTTCTAAACCTACTACGTTCACATTCAAATCACCTGTATTCTTACCATTCAGACAAGAACATGCAATGGTTCTTACATCTGATAGTAACCAGTATAAGGTATTCATATCATTACTCGGTAAGGATGCTATTGATGCTGCACACTCTGGAGAGAAGATATCTGAACAACCATATATCGGTGTTCTATTCAAGTCACAGAACGCATCAACATGGACACCTTCACAGTATGAAGACTTGATGTTCAAGATTTATAGAGCAGAGTTCTCAATTCCTAATACAGCAGCAAATAGTACACTTGTACTAGAAAATGCACAATTAGGTGAATCTAATGGTGGTTTCTTAAATCTAAGAACCAATGCACTACAGACAACATCTGGTAGTGATGAAATAAGAGTATTCCATGGTAACCATGGTCAGCAATCTAATCTTAACTATGTTCAACTTAGTGGAGCAAGGTCAGAGGTTGCAGATACCACTATTAATGTGGGTGCAGGTTTGACTACGACTGCTACTTCGGTAACTGTTGCTGATGCATCTCAGTTCCACACAACTATTGGTGGATCTGCTGTTGGTAGTTCAAATACTGGATTTATCAGGATCAGAGGAACTCAGGAAGATGGTAGTGGTGATGAGATCATTGCATACGATAGTATTGCAGGTAATGTAATCAACTTCAACTCAACTGGTAGAAACTATTCAGGTACTTCAGGATTTTCAACTGGTAAAGCACATGCCGATGGTGCAGTAGTTGAGTGTTATAACCTTTGCGGTATACCTCTTACATTAATTAATACTACTCATAATAATACAACTGGTGGTTTAATCTCAATTAACAGTCCTCACAGTTACAACTTAAAGATAACTAATAAGAATGCTGATAAGAGTATTAACTGCGGTGGACCTAATATGGTAGTATCACAGAATGTTCCATGGGATGTTCTTACACCTCAAATCCAAAGTCAGGTAGAACCTATGACCAGTTTGACTGCTAGAGTCAAAGGTACTAGCGGAACTTCATGTGGTCCTTATCCAGCTGGAGAGAGTGGAGAGACTTCATTTGTTAAAGACGCTGCATGGCAAGATATTACTATTGCTGAGGAGAACTACTTCCCAGGTACTAAGATCATTGCTAACCAGTTGAATGAGATCAACAGAATGAACAGTGCTAAGTCATTCACTATGGAATTAACTCTTGGTACTGAGGTAAGTCACTTATCTCCTGTTATTGATCTAACTCAGTGTGCTGTTATTACAACTGCAAACCAGTACAACAATATTACTCCAACCACAGGTATTGGTGGTGAGTGTGCGGGTAATTATATTACTAAGGTTGCTAGACTAGAGAAGAGTGCTAGTGGTATTAAGGTCATGCTTGCTGCTAATACATTCAACCAGTCTAAGATCGTGGTGATGTACAAGTTGGTTCCAGTTGGTTATGCAGGTAACCTTGATGACCTAGAGTTCCAGTTCTTCAATACAGACGGAAAACCAGATAGCGGTGAGTTAGTTCCTCAAAATGATCTAACCACATTTACTGATTATGAGTTTACCATTGAGGATACTGATGACTTCGATGCATTCCAGATCAAGATCAGTCTTCTAAGTTGGAGACAACCATACATACCTAGAGTAAAAGACTTTAGAGCGATAGCGTTAGCATAATGGAAAAAGATATAATTGAATTGATCCCCGTCGAAGGACACAACTCACTCGGTAGGGATCCAAATTCTAATGCGATAATAAATACCGACTTAACTGCATATGAATCTTATAAGAAGGCACGTGCAGAAGCAAAAAGAAAGGCAGCAGAAATGGATGCTTTGAAGGGTGAAGTTGCGGAATTAAAAAGTCTTGTAAAGAGTTTGATTGAGAAAGAAGATAAATAAAGTTAAGCTAAATAATATAGTTGTAAAAGAATGGCTAGTGCTGTATCCAATTTACTGATATATCAGGGTTCTGACTTCATCATCGACTTCACTATTGAAAACGATAATGGGACAGTATTCAATTTGACTGGATATACAGTAGCATGTAAAATCAAAAAGCATTACACAAGTAGTACGTCCACTACTGTAACTGCTGCAGTTCTTTCACCTGCAACCAGTGGGCAGATTCAATTATCTCTCACAAACGGACAAACGGCCGCAATGAAGTCAGGTCGTTATGTATATGATGTCGTTATCACAGCAACATCTGGTAT